TGTTTATTCAAACGATAACCTTGGTTACAGCGGGGATTTGTCATTAAATTTGCTGGGTATACAGGCCGATACAATTCAACCTTTGTGGACTTTGTCCAGCAGCGAACAATTAAGCGCGACAATATTGTCTGTGACTACAGAGGGTTGGTATTCAATATAAAAACAAAAGGAGTTTTTTATGGGACAATTGGTATCTGACGTAACGCAAATTCTGGATTATCAAGAATCTAAGAAGAAAGCAGGCAATCAACGTCAAAAAATATTGGAACAAATGGCTGAAAATGAAACAGCGAAAAATAATTTAATAAAAAAAGTATTGGCGGGACAACGCGCAAAATATGGTGCATCTGGTAATACCGGTGATGGTTGGTCTGAAAACGCGGTATTAAAAAGATTGCGTGATGAAACAGCGCAACCTTATGATGAAAAAAATAAAACAAGCAAAGAAAATCTAAAAAATATAAAAACAACAAAACCTAATTTATTGAAAAAGTGGCTGTCGCAGATAGATAAAATAGCAGGATAGGGGGCATTCATGTATAAAATATCATATACGGGAAATGGCAATGATACGGAATTTGTTTTTAATTTCCCTTTTTTTCAAAATGCAGATATTAAAGTCGCGATAGACAATGTTGTTTTAGATGATTCGCAATATGATGTGAACCCTGATAATGATTTTAATGGTGGTTTGGTGGTGTTTGCAACTGCACCAGCAAACGGAACGCAAATAGATATTTTCCGGCAAATATCATTATCCAGAGTAATCGATTATCAACCGACTGCAAAGATAGACCCAGAAGATTTGAATTCTGATTTTAATTTTTTAATCGCTGCATTGCAGGATATTCAAAGTATAAATATAGATTTAAGTCAATGGGCAAACACACACAACAATGTATTGTATCAAATAAATTATTTGCTGGGGTTAATAGAAGACAAATTATCAGGAGGTTCTGTATTGGGGCTGTATAATAATTTGCTTAATGTTCTGGACCAGGCATTACCAAATTTAATAAATGATTATGGTTCTGTTACAGAAACAGCGGACAATGAACAATCTGACGATTACGGAAGCCTTTGATTTCTTAAATGCTTGGAATAAAATTTTGGGTTTTGAAACACCGAAACACCATAAACAGATACTGGAATTTTTAGTGGATGTTTTTAATAATGAACCGCGACGTGGATTATTGACAGCGTTCAGGCATTCTGGAAAATCAACTGTTGTTGGGATTTTCGCAGCGTGTGTATTATATTATCGACCAGAAACCAGAATATTGATATTGTCAGCAGAATCTGGATTGTCATCGCGTATGGTTTCACATGTAAAAAATATTTTGGAAAACCATCCGTGGTGCAGTGATATTTTGCCTGATGTCAAAAAGGAGTGGGGAACACATAAAATTACTATTAAACGCCCTATAGGAATCAGGGAACCTTCGGTTATATGTCAGGGAATTTCTGGAAATATAACAGGTATGAGATCTGATTTAATTATATGCGATGACGTAGAAGTCCCAAATACATGCAACACTTTGCAAAAAAGAAATAATCTTCGTGAAAGATTACGGGAATTAGATTTTATTTTATCCCCGCGCGGAACAATGATTTTTATAGGGACACCACACACCAAAGATACTATTTATCAGATTTGACAGCAGGTGCAACCGAAGACATAAATGTACGCAGTTTTGCCAACACTTCTTTGCCTGGTTCGCCAAACATAGGTAAATATGTTTCAAAATCTGGCATGTCAACCTGGATTCTGGCACGGTCACGTTCTGTTAAATCTTCGGATATCAATTGGCGCGCACTGTTCCACATAGTATAAGCACGTTCTGTACGAACAACATCAGCCCATTTTGATGCTATTTCTGGGTGGTCGTTTAATGCCGATTTGATGCTGTATAACCAGTCGTTACCGAATTTTTTAACACATGATAATTTTTTTATCTTGTTTAATCCTTCGGTGGTTGGTTCAAAAGATGCCAGTGCGGTTTGTAACTCTTTTAATTCATCGGGCGTTAAAGTTATAATTGTATCTTGACCCATGATTAAACCGCCGTATGGCAATAAATCTTTATCAATGGTGTTCATATGGGTTTTGCCGGACTTTAAATTGCTGATATGCATAGCAAGCCTTTTTCCTGTTGGCAATTTTTCAAGTTCTTCTATGACACGGGGATCGTTTGATTCGTTCAATAAAACCTGGTTAACAGCCATCCAACCACCATTAATAACATGTGCTTGGCGATAAAGGTTTAATAAACGCTGTGCAATCGTATGTGCGGTTTGTTGTTGCATATGTCCCCCCTACAAATTGACATTGTTATTTCATTACAATCATAATAACTTTGTGCATAGTTTTATAATTGATTTTGTCGTCTGGATTGGACACATGACCATATTTTTTACCATGTGTATCCTGGCGCACAACGGCAATTTGTGCAGATGCGACATCATCAGATGTCATTTTCGCAAAATCTGCATCAATGAACATTGCCAAATCACCAACTTCTGGTGTTGAATCAGCATCAACAAATACATAAGAAGTTTCTGGGATAAAACCACCCAAACGTTTTGCATTTGGAACGACAGCATAAACACTGACCAAACCCTCCAATGTACTTGGTGCGACAATCATATTTTCGTCTGATTTTTTCAAAGAAATTTCTTTGCCATTTGGTTTTCCAAACACAGGAACCAATTTTTTTCTGGCATTGTCATATAATTGTGCGCCATATAAACCGTCTTGGATGTCCAAACCAGATACAGGATTACCCGGTTCCAAAACAGATTTTACGCGTTCTTTAACTTTGTTGATTTGTTTTGTTAATTCGCCAGCCTTGTACAGATTTGCGATTTCATCAAATAATTGTTCGGTGGTATAACCAAAAGTTTTTGCCAAAACTTCAATTTCGTTTTCATAAATTTCGCGTTGACCAACTTCGATTTTATGATAAACAGACAATGTCATTTTTGCAGCCTTCGCGGTTTCCGCGATAGTTTTTTCTGCACGTTGGCGGATTTTACGCAAACCAGAACCGAAAACTTTCAAACCGCTTTTTTCATTGTCAGTCAAACGGCGTTTAATTTCGTTTTGCCATTGATCTGCAACAGTATCTGATTCGTGAATAAATATATCAGATAATTTGCAACCCAATATGCTGCACACATTCAATAATTGTTTTTGGTTTAATCGTCTGACGCCTTTTTCAATCTTGGAAACAGCAGACAAAGATAAATTGGCACGTCTGGCCAGTTCGGTCATTTTCATACCCTTGGCAGCACGTATGTTTCGTATGTTATTAGGAAATATGATTTCTTCTTGTGCCATATTAAACCTCCTTGAAGATGTGTTGACAAAATAATAGTCAAAAAATATAAGTTTGGCAAGAAATAAATTTAAAGCATGTCGTCAGGTGCATCACCGACAGATGAATCCGCTTGTTCGTCAGGTGATGGTGTTGGCGCAAATACAGGTTGTTCGTTCATATCCTGAGGTGCAGGTTGCATATTAAATTGCGCCAAATTATCGAACAAGAAATATTCGCCAAAGAAGCTTAAATGCACAGTTTCTGGTTTACCATGACGGTTTTTAGCAATGATAACATCCGCCTTGTTTCTGGATTGTTCAAGACGATTGTGATAATGTTGCATAGAATTTTCAGATGCGTTGCTGGATAATTTATTGCTTGGTGCGTGTCCGTCCAGATAATATTCTTCACGGAAAGTGAACATAACGATATCCGCATCCTGTTCAATAGAACCAGAATCACGCAAATCTGACAATACCGGGCGTTTATCATCACGTTGTTCAACACTACGTGATAACTGTGACAGGGTAATCACAGGAACATCCAAATCTTTTGCTAAGATTTTCAAACTGCGGGTGATTTCAGACAATTCTTGCACACGGTTTTCGTTGCTTTTGCCACCTGGCAATTTCATCAACTGTAAATAGTCGATAACAATTAATGCAACCCCGCCGAATTTACGGGCAATTCTGCGTGCACGGGTTTTTATCATAGGTACAGACACATCAGCAGAATCATCAATAACCAATGGTAATTTTGACAGGGCGTCTGAATATTGTGACATCGTCATAAAATCTTCGTCGGTTAAATGACCGTCACGAATTCTGGATGCAGGTATTTTTGATTGAGATGACAAAACACGTGCCGCCAATTGTTCGTTGGACATTTCCAAACTGAAGAATATAACAGCGCCTTGGTATTTATCATTTGCGCGTTTGTTGTATATAGCATTGGCCGCATTAAACGCAATATTCATAGCCAATGTGGTTTTACCCATACCTGGACGACCAGCTATAATAATTAAATCGGAATGGTGCAAACCACTGATAGATTTATCCAGTTCATCCAAACCTGTGGTTAAACCTGACAATTTGCCTTCGGCTTTATAGGCATATTCTGCTTCTTTCAAAGCACCTTTTAATGCCTGGGCCAAAGATACCATATTTTGTTCAGATTGACCAGTAGATGCCAAATTAAACAATTTCTGTTCAGCAGTTTCAACCTGGTTATCAACGGTTACATCCAAATCTTCTTGATATGCGTTATCAACAATAGATTGACCAATATTGATTAAATCACGACGGCGGGCATTATCAAAAACTATACGGGCATAATGTTCAACATTTACAACCGTTGCACCCGCAGATGCTAATTTAGTCAAATAATCAGGTCCACCAACACTTTCCAATGCGCCCTGTTGTTCTAAATAGTTTTTTGCAGAAATTACATCAACAATTTTGCCTGTTGCAAATACGCGCATGGCATATCTGTATATTTCTTGGTGCGCAGGGTGTGAAAAATGTTCCGGCAACAAGAAATCAGATATCAATTCCAGTGCACGACTGCTGGTAAAAACGGCAGCCAGAACTGCTTGTTCTGCTTCCAGGTTCATTGGTAATGTTTTTGGAGTAAAGTTCATGTCTTTTAGATTAAACGAAAATTTTAATAATTCAATACATTTTTTAAGTGGCTATAAACAATTAAAGATACCTATTGTTGACAGTGCTGGAAATTCAGCATGGCCAGAAATGTTTCCAATCGAAAAAATACATGAACTGGAAAGAATTGTCGGCCCCAGACATTTTTCAGCCCAAATGATGTTGGAATATGTCCCCGAAGAACGTGTTTATTTGGATCCAGGGGCTTTACAGTTTTATGATGATGATTTCGATACAAAATTATGTCGAATCGGGCAACATTGTATAACTGGGGTTTCAATGTATTGGGATCCGTCATCTGGACACAACAGGGCAGATGGCAGTGTATGTGTATTAGTGTACAGAGATGATAAAAACAAAAATGTCTTTGTTCATGACATTATGTATATGGTAGTGGACGATGATGATTTACATCCCTTGTCTACCCAATGCGACAAAATTATAGATTTTATGCAAAAACATAAAATATATCGTGTGGGGATAGAAATAAACGGACTGGGTAATGCGTTGCCTGAAATAATG